AAAGGAGATCGCCCGGAAGACCGGCGGGGTGATGGTGCTGTTTAACCAAATTGTGGGACAGCGGAAAGTGATAGGTGCATAGCCATGACAGACCTGGAGCGGATCAAGAGACGGATCAGGACGCAGATCAAGGCAGCGCACAATGAAAGCTCTGACTTTGCGTGGCTGCCGGTGGGGACATGCCAGATGATCCTGGACGAGTTTGAACGGCTGGAGAAGAAGACGGAAGAGCAGGAAGAGCGGATCGCCATTATGACAGAAGGAAAGGAAGGAACCGGCAATGAGTAAGACGCGGCTGAATGTGACGCAGGGACTGTGTGACCATGTGCAGATTCTGATGAAAGGCGGGGCAACGGCGAAGACGGCGGGATTCCTGACGGGGATCAGCCAGAGCACGGTGAGCCGGATTATGGCGGCGGGGTACGACGCGGAACAGTTCAAGGCAAACAACGAGCAGAGACGGGAGAAAGACAATACGGAAAGACAAAGGATTAAACAGTTAAGAACTGCAAATGAGCTACAGTCAATATATAGCCCAACACCGGACGAACTGCGGTTTACGCAGACGCAGGCGAAAGCACCGGAGGACCAGGTGCCGGGCCAGATGACCATGGACCTGCTGGGTAATGTGAAGATGGAAGAACCGCAGGACATGAACAAGATGATGCGCTTCCAGGCCGCCCAGGTGGACAAGATCCTGATGAAACTGAGCCAGCTGAACGACAACGTGTGCCAGCTGCTGCGGGCGGTGAACGGATAATGCTGATCAACATGAAAACGTTCGGCGCATGGAAGGAAGAATACGACGGCGTATTAGAAGCTGATGAAACAATAGCAGACTTGATTGCTTATTTTGAATTAAATAAGCCGCAGGACTGGAAAAACTGGGCAGACAAGTTGTACGAGGCCAGGAAGAAAGTAGGCCATTACATCGACATGATCAACGCGCTGGAAATTAAAACGAATCTGGAGGTAAGCGAAGAATGAAAGAGGTAACAGTGACACGGACAGTTTATGAAACAGGCGACGTAATAAGGCTTAAGGGGAAATATGTTCCAACTGAGGAACAGAGAAAGGGAGTAAAAGAAACAAACGTGATGATATTGAAAACAAATGTTTTCAAGAGTGGCATAGTGAACTGTACCGGAATCACAAGGGACTTCAACAAGGTGACTATCAAAGAGGACCAGATGGATAATGCAGGATATTTGGGAAAAGTAGACCTGTATCTATTTATAAAAGATGAAATAGTTCGAATATTTCCGGAGGAATAAAGGAGGACAGGATGACAGTATCAGACTGCATGGCGGATATCCGGAAAGCAAACGACGCAATCAAGACGATTGACAACTATGTGAATGGCAGGCAGCCGGGTATTGATCCGTATACATGCCAGAACATTCAGAACCTGCTGCATGAATATGTGGAAATGATCAGCAGGGCCAAGGTCCAGGAGGACTGACCGCGGGAGTAATCCCGCATCATGCAAGGTCAGGACAGGCAGCAATCAGAGGATCCGTACATATATAAAGGAGGTGAAAGCTCTCCTGGCGGACGAGGATGTGCCATGCTGTCGGCGGGTTCAATTCCCGCTCCTTGCGACAGAAGTATCCTATTAATTTTGCAACAGGACCCGGCGGCGGACAGCGCCGCGAAGGGCGGGATGGGTTCCGCAATATGAGGCTTGTAAACAGTATTCACAACTTGCTCATTTTATAAAAGAAGAGGAACCAAAAAAGACATAACAATCAGTCATCGAAGAAAAAGACCATTACACCAGGAGGGGACCGGGGAGGGCGGAAGCGCCTCCCCGGTTGGACAGAGCAGAAAGGAGCACGGCATGAGCTGGGAGTTTGAGGACCTTTTCAACAATCAGCTGACAGAGGACGGCGGATTCCTGAACGAGCCGTGCTTCATTCCTGTGGGCAAGATGGGATACAGGCGGAGGACGACGGTGAGCGGGAAGCGGATAGACGCGGAGGTCTATCCTGTGTTCGGCCGCCAGCAGGCAGGCTATCTCAGGAAAGTGAAAGCGCAGACCGTGAGCCCGGCGCACATCGAAGCGCAGAAGAAAGCGAACGACAGACGGTCATGGCTGAAACTGATGCAGATTATAGAGGCAAATTTTACGGACGACGACGTGAGGATCGGCCTGGACTATGCCGGAGACCCGCCGGACCCGGACCGGGTGCAGAAGGACATCCGCAATTACCTGAACAGGGTAAAGCGGCTGCGGAAAAAATACGGACTGCCGGAGCTGAAAGCAGTGTATGTGATCGGCGGGGATGAAATGCCGGCGGCAGACTACTCAGGAAAGCGGCCGCACTTTCATGTGTTCATGAACGGCGGCATCCCGTCAAGAGAACTGGAGGCGCTGTGGAAGAAAGGACAGCTGAACCGGAACCACGGCAGGGCGAACACCACAAACCTGCAGGAAATGTCAGAAGGTTACGGGGCCATATCGATGTACAACTGGAAACAGAAATTTGACCGGGCGCCGAAGAAAGGCGCAAGGATATGGCGGGGAACAAAGAACCTGATCAGGCCGGAACCCAGGGCAAGGGACGCCAAGCTGGCCAACAGTCGGGTGAGGCGGATCGCGTACAATTTCAAGAACGAAGCGAAACAAATCATGGAAAAACTTTATCCAGGCTGCATTTTGCAGGACATTGATGTACATTTCAGCGACGTGATAGACGGCGTATATATTCGCTGTGTATTGAGAAAAATAAAGGAGGGACAAACATGACCAAAGAACAGCATGAGGAACTGGTGGAGGAAGCGGTGCGGGACTATGCCCTGCAGATGAAGAAGGACAGGGACGCGGACACCGTGCGGGCGTATGAGCAGAAGCTGCGCAGCACGGTGAAGAATTTCAAGCTGACGGCGGAGGACTACACGACCGGCGGGAAGACGAACCGGGCGCTGGCCGTGGGCGCCTGCATCCTGCAGCTGAGCGAGAAGCTGGAGAAGGAGGCGGCGAACCACAAATATGTGCCGGGGAGCCTGGCATGGAGCATCATCGAGGACCGGGTGAAGGACGAGCACGGGGTGAAGGGATACAAGTACACCGTGACCTGCGTGATCGCCACGGAGGAACCGGCGTACACGGAGGAACAGATCCAGGCGGAGGTACAGGACCTGGAGAAGCGGCTGAAAGCGGAAACGGAGGAAATGTTCCGGGAGGATGAAGTGATCATCGAGGACAGCCAGGTACAGTGAGACAGACAGGAAAAGGGCGGGCCCGTGGGGGCCTGCCTTTTTTCTATATGTGGGGTATGCCTGCTATTTTACGCCGGGATTTGCAACAATATATGCGAGGGATCGCCCACCAGAATCAGAAACGGGCAGGGGAGGAAATGAAATATGGCAGCGCCGTGGACGAAGATCCGCGCTGAGTGGCTGAAAGGCGGGATCACACAAAAGGAACTGGCTAAAAAATATGGGCTGAGCGAGAAGACAATCTCAAACCGCGCATATAAGGAAGGCTGGAAAAAAGAGAAGGGGAAAATCCGGGAGAAAACAGAGGAGGAGCTGCGCGGGCGAATCGTGCGCGCGCGCGTGAACCATCTGGAGCGGCTGATCGCGGCGAACGAGAAGATCATCAGCGGGCTGGAGCAGCTGGCCGGGATGATTGAGGAAAAGCCGGAACTGTTTTTTGACAAGACCAAGGGACTGAGGAACGCGGAGAGCGTGACACGGGCGCTGCAGACGGCGACCGAGACACAGCGGGACCTGTACAGAATACCGAACATAGACCAGAAGCAGGCGGCGAAGAAATGGCGCGAGCAGCTGAAGCTGGAGAAAGAAAAACTGAAAGGCAAGGAAGGAAGCGGTGAACAGCAGCTGATTTGGGTGATGCACGAGCCACCAGCGGAGGAAGGTGAAAGCGATGAATGATCGCCGGATGGATTTGTATCCGAACCGGAAGCAGTACCTGTTTTTGCAGAGCAGGACGAGGCACACAGCATATGGCGGGGCGAGAGGCGGAGGAAAAAGCTGGGTGATCCGCGTAAAGGCCGTGATGGATGCCGGCGACCACGGCAGGCCGGACGCTTTCAGCGAAGGAATCAAGATCTGCATAATCCGTCGAACTCTGACGGACCTAATCAAAAACCACCTGGCACCGCTGAAGAACATGACGAACGGGATCGCCATCTATAACCAGAACGAGAAGAAATTCACGTTCAAGAACGGGGCGACGATCCAGCTGATGTACTGCGACAACGACAACGACGCGGATCACTTCCAGGGTATTGAATTCGACGAGATATTCATCGAAGAGGCCACGCAGCTGAAACCGGAGTGGCTGACGATTATTGCCACCAGCTGCCGTGGTGTGAACAATTTCCCGCACAGGGTTTACTACACCTGTAACCCAGGCGGGCCGGGACATGAACACATCAAGCGGCTTTTTGTGGACAGGATATACAAGGAGAACGAGAACCCGGAGGATTACAGCTTCATACAGGCGATGGTAACGGATAACAAGATCCTGATGGAGCGGAGCCCGGAGTATGTGACCTTCCTGCAGAACCTGCCACCGAAGCTGCGGGACGCCTGGCTTTATGGAAGCTGGCAGATATGGAGCGGCCAATATTTCAGTGACTTTGTATTCGATCCGGACCATTTGACAGACGGACTGTGGACACATGTGATTGATCCGATTGAGCGGATACCGAAGCACTGGACACTGTACAGGGGCTTTGACTGGGGTAGTTATCGTCCTTTCTCCGTTGGCTGGTACGCGGTTGATGAAGAGGGAATTATGTACAGGTTCAAGGAGCTGTACGGCGTGCAGAAGAGTGGCGGGGAGAGCCTGGCCAACGAGGGCGTGCAATGGCCCAGTGAAAAAGTATTCCGCAAGATCTATGAGATTGAGCAAACGGACCCGAACCTGAAGGGCAGGGAGATTATCGGGATTGCTGATAAGGCAATCTTCCAGAAGGAGAGCACGGGCATCAGCATTGCGGACACGGCGGCGGAGTGCGGGGTTTACTTCCAGCCATCAGACAGTTCACGGCTGGCGGGATGGGAACAATGCCGGATCAGGCTGCAGTTTGACAAAAGGGGCGTGCCAAGGTTTTACGTCACATCGAACTGCAAGGAATTTATCCGGACCATACCATTGCTGCAGCACGACAAGCACGACGGGGAGGATATCGACACAGAGGGCGAGGACCATATCGCGGACGAGTGGCGCTATGTGTGCATGCGGAACCTGATCAAGGCTCAGATAGAAACACCGCAGTATGAACCGGCTTATGGAGCGGACCCGCTCAACATGTTTGGAGGCAGTGCATGACAAAGATCAGGATGGACTGGAAGAACCTGAAACTGGAACTGAAAGGGCACGCGGGGAGCGGCCCGGCGGGAAGCGACCTGGTATGCTGCGCGGAAAGCATTCTGAGCCAGACGCTGATCGGCGTGCTGGAGGACATGCGGATGGCGGGGCAGGCCGGGATAGAGTGGACCGGGACGGCAGAGCAGGGATACCTGATGATCGACGGGGACCCGGCACGGGGATATGAGGCGGAGGTACAACACTATTTCAAATTCGCGGTGACGGGACTGCGGATGCTGGCGGAGGAATATCCGCAGTACATCGAATTGAGGGAGGTATAAGGGCATGGCATTTCTGGACAGTGTGAGGGACAGACTGAGGGGACAGAGGAGGCAGCGGCCGGCGGAGGAACAGGACGAGCTGAGCCTGCTGACGCAGGCGAGGACGGCGGAAGAAGACAGCGCCTACAAGCTGGGCGAGCAGATGGGCGCGGCGGGCCTGGTGGATGACAGCATGATGACACCGTACCGGGGCGAGGGCGGGCCGCAGGGCAGCCGGATGACACCGCAGCGGCTGAACAAGGCGACGGAGACGCTGATCAAATACCAGAGCGGGAAAAGCAGTGTGGACCGGCGGGTGATCGCGGCGCAGGAATGGTGGAAGCTGAACAACTGGGAAGAGATCATCAAGGACAAGGGCACGAAGGGAGCGACGGCCAAGCCGGGGAATACGGGCTGGCTGTGGAACGCCATCGTGGGCAAGCATGCGGACTTTGTGGACAGCTATCCGGAACCGATCATCCTGCCCAGGAGCGCGGACGACAAGCAGGAAGCGGAGAAGCTGGGGAAGATTATCCCGGTTGTGCTGGCAAACTGCCAGTTTAAAAAGACATATGACAAAGTGTGCTGGCAGAAGCCGGGAGAAGGGACAGGCGTGTACGGTGTTTTCTGGAACAGCAGGAAGCTGTACGGCCTGGGGGATATTGACATCAAGAAGGTGAATATCCTGAACCTGTTTTGGGAGCCAGGGAAAGAGGACATACAGGACAGCGCGAACGTGTTCTATGTGAACTATGAGGACAAGGAAGCGCTGGAGAGGCTGTATCCGCAGCTAAAAGACAAGTTCCGGGGCAGCAAGCTGAGCGTAAAGCAGTACAAGACGGACGACAACGTGGACCTGAGCGGGAAAATACCGGTGATCGACTGGTATTACAAGACGGATGACGGGGAGCGGGAGGTCCTGCAATACTGCAAGTATGTGGACGAGATTGTCCTGTACAGCAGCGAGGACAAAGGGGACACGGAAGGTTACTATCACGACGGGAAATATCCTTTCGTGCTGGATGCGCTGTTCCCGGTGGCGGGGAGCCCGGCGGGATACGGGTATATCGACATAGGGAAGGATACGCAGACGGACATTGACACCGTAAGCCAGGCAATGGTGAAGAACGCGGCGTGCCGGGCGACGCCCAGGTATTTCCTGAACAAGGCGGCGGGCGTGAACGAAGAAGAATTCACGGACGTGAGTAAGCCGTTGATCCACACAAACAGCGCACTGGGCGAGGACGCGTTGCGGGCATGGGACGTGCCGACCATGGGGGCGGACGTTCACAACGTGATGCAGCAGAAGATTGACGAGCTGAAATTCATTACGGGCAACAACGACGTGAACAACGGCGGAACCCCGGCGGGCGTGACGGCGGCCAGCGCGATTGCGGCCCTGCGGGAGGACAGCGGACGGAGCAGCAAGGCCAGCACGATGGCAAGTTATTACGCGTATGAAGAGATCATCAAGATGGTGATAGAGCGTATCCGGCAGTTCTATGACATCCCGCGGCAGTTCCGGATCACGGGCGACGACGGGCAGATGGAATTTACCGAATACAGCAACGCGGGGCTGAAGGTGCAGGAGATCCCGAACCTGCCGGGACAGGAACCGGGACAGCGTCTGCCGGTATTCGACATTGAGGTGCGGGTGCAGCGGGAGAACGCCTACACCCGGCTGAGCCAGAATGAGCTGGCTATGCAGTTCTATTCCAACGGCATGCTGAACCCGCAGATGACGGACCAGGCGCTGATTGTGCTGGACATGATGGACTTCCGGGGCAAGGACGAGCTGCGGCAGAAGATCCAGCAGCAGGGCACGATGCAGCAGACGCTGATGCAGGTGGCCCAGGTTGCCATGGCGCTGGCGCAGAAATACGATCCGGCGACGGCGGAGCAGCTGGCGGCCGTGATCCAGGGCGTTGCGGCGGACGCGGGCGCCATGCCCAGGGGCGGAGGAACGAGCAAGGGCGTTGGCGGACTGATGAGCACGGGCGATCCGGCGCAGGCCCCGCGGGAGGCGAACGAAAACCCGATAGTGACAAAAGCCAAGGAGCGGGCGGCGGCGGCCAGCAGGCCGGACTGACGGGGGTATGCCTGCTATTTTGACGGGAAAAATGAAATAATAAACATAAGGGATCGCCCACCATCGAGAGAGCAAGGGCAGAAGGGAGAATCAAATGAACGGAATCGTGATGGATCTGCAGTTTTTCGCTGAAGAAGGGGCGGCGGCCGCAGCGGCACCGGAGGCGACGGGAAGCACGCAGACCGAAGCAGCAGCAAGCACCGAGGGCGCGGAGGCAATAGGCGTAGGCGATACGCTGCCGGACGGCCAGCAGGTGAAAACAGCTCAGGTCGCTGCGGAGCTGGAGAGGCAGATGAAACGGCATCCGGAACTGCGCAAGGTTTATGGCCAGAAACCGCAGGCGCAGGGGAAAGGACAGGCCGCGGCAGAGCCCCATGAAATGACGATTCAGGAGAAATGGGAATCGGCGAAGAAAGGCGAGTTCAAGGACCTGTACGGGCAGGACGTGCAGAACGCGATCAGGGACCGGTTCAAGAACCAGGAAGACGCCCAGGCACAGCTGCAGGGAATCCAGCCGATGCTGGACGCGCTGATGCAGAAGGCCGGCGTGGAATCGCTGGAGGAACTGAGCGACCTGATCCTGGACGATGACAGCCTGTACGAAGACGAAGCGGAAGCGGCCGGGATGACGGTGGAGCGCTACAGGGAATTCAAGGCCCTGCAGGACGAACACGACCGGCGGGCGGCGGAGGACCAGCAGGCCCTTGAGGACGCATTCTGGGACAACCATTTCACGAAGATGACCGCGGAAGCCGAGCAGCTGAAGCAGATCTTCCCGGATTTCGACCTGCGGACGGAAATGCAGAATGAAACATTCCAGCGGCTGACGCATCCGAGCGTGGGCATCAGTGTGGAGGACGCATACCGGCTGATCCACAAGGACGAGATCGACCAGCAGATGATGGCATACGCCATGAACCGGCAGCGGGAACAGATGGCACAGACCATCCAGGCACAGCGGACCCGGCCCGTGGAGGGCGCCATGAGCGCAAGCGCGGCAGCACCGGCGGCCGGAGTTGCGAGGGACTTCGGAAAGATGACAAGACCACAGAGAGACGAATACAGGAAGAAGGTCCTTTCCGGGCTTATCAGAGGGGGGGACTTCGCCTGAGAAGGAGGAAAAAATGAAAAAGCTGATACTTAATCTGCAGTGGTTCGCGGAAGCGGGCACACTGGTGAACACCACCCTGGGATACAGGAACGCCTACACCGGCGACCTGACCCCGTTCGATTCCACCTATTCGCTGGAATCGCTGAACAAGACCTATTACGACACCACCCTGCTGGACAATGCCAGGGACAAGCTGTTTTTCGCCCAGCTGGGCAAGAAGCAGAGCCTGCCGGCAAACCACGGCCGGACCGTGGAATTCCGCCGGTTCAAGACCCTGGGCCGCGTCCACCAGCTGACTGAGGGCGTGATCCCGACCGGACGGAAGATGAGCCAGGTTGCCATCACCTGCAGCCTGACGCAGTGGGGCGACTATGTGGCCATTTCCGACCTGCAGGACACCCACAGCATCGACGACGTGAAAACCGCGGCTGTTGAGGAACTGGGCGCGGCTGCCGGCCTGACCATGGACCTGCTGACCAGGAACGAGCTGCTGAACGGCACGCAGATCCTGTTCGCGGATGCCTACAACGGTTCCAGCTATGTGAGCACGCCTACTTCCAAGGCGGCGCTGATTACCGCGGCGCACACCAACAGCTACCAGTGCTACCTGACCCCGCGGGTGATCAACAAGGCGACCACCATGATCAAGAAGAGCTGCAAGGGCCTGAAGTACAGCGGCGCCTACTACGTGATGGTGATCCATCCCGACACTACCGAGGACCTGCGCAATGATCCGCAGTGGATTGAGGCACACAAATACGCGGCCGTGGAAGAGATCTTCACGGGCGAGATCGGCCGGATGCACGGCGTACGCTTCATTGAAAGCGACAACGCGCCGGTGATCAAGGAGGACGGCGACGACTGCGCCACCTACAAGAGTATCATGCTGGCCAAGGACGCTTTCGCGGTGATCGACGTCGAGGGCGGCGGCATGGAAACCATCATCAAGAGCAAGAAGGAAGTCGGCGGCCCGCTGGAGCAGTTCGGCACCGTGGGCACCAAGTTCGAACACAGCGCCAAGATCCTGTACCAGGAGCGGATGGTGACCGTATGGCACACCACCAGCTACAGCGAGATCGAGGACCAGAACATTACCGAAGCCGCCTGATAGCGGCCTGACCACCCGGCCGGGGGATCTCCGGCCGGGTATACCAGATTAAAGGAGGACAGAGGAAAATGAAACTGAACCTGCAGTATTTTGCCGGGGGACACAGTGTAACCCTGTACAAGGACGCGGGCGTGACCACATTCACCGCCAGCAGCGACACCGATGTGCAGAAGAACGCGGAGGTAACCCTGACCGTGGTATTCGCCAGCGGCTATGAGCTGGACGAATACGAAGTGATCGCGGGCGGCGTGACCGTGAACGCCAGCACCAAGAAATTCACCATGGGC